ATTGCTTGGTCCTTTGTGTCATGCCGTCGATAAGAGACTCTTCAAAACCTTCCCTGCATTTGTCAAAGGTTCGGATCCAACTACCTGGCCTGACAAGATGCTGAAGTTGTTTGGCGAATCACCAGTCATAGCTACCGATTTCAGCAGTTTTGAAGCACACCACCGAGGAATTTATTCCGAAATTGTCTCTTTTTGGATGGAATGGTCATTGTCAAGTATTGAAGGCTACAACCTTGAAAAGAGCCTCATACATTTTCTCATTCGACAAGTGAATGAGATTGACTACCGGGGAATCACCACACATGTCAAAGAGCGGCTCATGTCCGGAGCCCTCTGGACTTCTTCATCAAATGGTTTATTAGACTTTTTGTTAATGTCTTTTATGTGTGTCTTTTCCCAAAATCCCCTCGCTACGCCTGATGAACTGGTATTACTTTCTGAAGACTGGCGTGGTTTGGTCGAGGGTGATGATGGAATATGCGCCGACGAGGGCTTTGATGAATCATTAATCCCCAGATTAGGTTTGAAGCTCAAGCTCGAACGTTTCCCACATTTCTCACGTGCAGGATTTTGTCAGATATACTGTGATCCCTTTGCTGGGTTCACCGTGAAAGATCCGAAGAAAGTTTTACAAAACTTCTTCGCCCTGCCCTTAGAATGTGAAAATTGGCGCCTGAGTAAGGTCAGCGGCTACTTCCGAGCTAAGGCACTATCGTACAAGTACCTTTTTGGCAATGCTCCTATTGTTGGTCCATTGATGGACTGGGTCTTGAGTCGGACACGCGACCATGCGCCCATGGAGTATCGATTACATCTTCTTCAGGATGTGCCAAAGGATAAGATTTTGCAATGTTGGAAGAATAAGGCCGTTGTACCGGATGCAGCACGTTATCTGGTTGGAGAAGTTTTTGGCCTGCCCCCTCAATTCCAACTGGATTTCGAGGCTAGCTTGGACGATAGAAGTGATGTCATCTTTTTCGACTTCCCTTTCGTCACTGAGGAGATGCGCGTTTATGCAAGGACCCATCTCCGCTCGAAAAATATGCAAGCTTACCTCGATGTAGATCGACCCGCAAGAACAGAAGAACTCATGATGGGTCATCGAGAAGAGTCTGCAGTGCGAAAAGCCTGTTTAAGGGATTCAGAGGTTCGCCCCCAGGACCCACAGGCCTGACGTCGTGATCGCACCAAATCACGACGTACCAGTCGAAACATTCGCACCAACATTGTCCACCAAAGACAAATCAAAAGAAAAAGAGGAACAATAAGAAGGGGATGCAAAAGAAGAAACAAAACGCACCCGTAGCAACTGGGTATCAGATGCAACCGCAAAGACAAACTGGGATTGTGGTTAAACACCGTGAATTTGTCCGGGCAGTCGTTTCACAGACTGCATTCACAAATAGATCCGACCTGGTTAACCCAGGATTTGATAGTCTTTTCCCTTGGCTTTCGCCACAAGCTGAAGCCTGGGAGAAGTATCGGTTTCGGAAATTGAAGTTCATCTACGTCCCAACTTGCTCCACGTCCACGCCTGGAAGAGTCGGCATGGTCTTTGACTATGATCCCGAAGATGGCGAGCCCCTCGGCGAACGCCCATTCATGAATATGTTTGGCGCCATCAATTTTCCACCATGGCAGAAGAGCGAGTTGAATGTCGATATCAAGCGCCTCGACAGCACTATTCGAGAAAGATACACTGCTTCCGTTGCCACCGGTCAAGACATGACCGAGACATTCGCCGGCCTTTTCAATTATTACGTTGAAGGTCAATCTACTGAAGGCATATCCATTGGGTCTTTATTCGTCGATTACGAAATTGAGATGTTAATTCCTGAAGTCAAGAGCGGTTTAACTGCTCCAGAGCCTCGAGGAATCGTCTCTTATGTACCAACCGCCTCCACTGTCAACTCCGTTATCGACCAGGAATATTCGGTCGAAAACTGGGAAGTTTATGTGGGTGGTGGATTCGGTTTACCCGATTGGAATGTCACAGAAAAAGTTTTTGAATTGCCAACTGGCGCGTGGGAGATAGCTGTAACATTGGACTCAGCAACAACCACCACAAACTCAGAGGCTGACTGCGATGTCACAGCACGTATCAGATTTGATGGAATAACTGAGCATAGCCAATTGATTAAAGGTCGGACCAATTCCATTGGTCTCAAAGGCGATCAGTTTTCCTTTACTTTCTTGAAGGTCACCGTGCTACCCACCAGCCGAATGTCCGTCACATTGCAGTGCAATGCTGGCGGCACGTACGGTAACAACACAGCTGTTGCCATCGGTTGCGTCATCGTCTTCCGACGTCTCACTTAAGTTCCTC